ATACGTCGCCCTATCAGAACTCAAATCCGCTTTAGGCATCACAGGCAGTACCGAAGATGATTTCCTTAATTTGGCGATCAATTCGGCTACCACGTCTATAGATGACCTGTGCGGAAGGGTTTTCACTACAGATACGTCGGCAACGGCGCGAATATACAGGGCGCAACCCTACTACACGGTGGTAGACGACATTCACACGACAACGGACTTGGTTATTAAAACTGACACCAGCGGCGATGGAACGTACGACACCACTTGGGCTTCGACGGATTACCAAATGGAACCGTTAAACAACGTAGCTAAAGGTTTCCCGTTGCGTAACATCAGAGCTGTAGGAGACTACACGTTCCCTGTGTACGGCGACGGTTTAGCTTCCGTTCAGGTAACAGCGAAATGGGGTTGGGCTAGTTTGCCTGAACCTGTGGAACAAGCCTGTTTAATGCTTTCAAGCCGTTTATTTAACCGAAAATCCAGCCCCATGGGGGTAATAGGTGTCGGGGATTTCGGGCCGGTTCGTATTTCACGATCAGACCCGGATATAGCCGCGATGCTTTTACGTTACGCCCTGCCTGCGGTGGCTTAAATGGCTGACTATTCCGCTATACGCGATGGACTTAAAACCCGTTTGGAAACCAGCACGGTTTTTATTCAGGTAGCAGACACCGCGCCCGACACGGTTTCCCCGCCTTGTGCAATCGTACTGCCGGGAAGCCCTGTCGTGGAATACCATCAGGCGTTCGGTAACGGGTTGGAACGGTTTTCGTTCACGATCCTTGTTTTAGCGCAACGGTTCGACGTAAAAGCTAACCAAGATTTGATCGACGGTATGGTCAGCGGTTCTTCTAGCGTCCGCGCTCTCATTGCGGGTGACAGGACGTTGGGTGGCAACTGTTCAGATTGTCAGGTTACGTCAGCGTCTACCTATGGTGACGTATCAGTTAATGACACCGAATATCTCGGTATCGAATTTGAAGTGGAGGTGTACGCGTAATGGCGACCAAAAAGAAAGACTACACGGTGGTCGGGAACCATAATGTTATGGGACACGCACCGGGTGACAGCTTCTCAGCGGCTATGACCGATGAGCAAGAAGAACAACTAATAGAAGGCGGGCATATAAAGCCCGGAAAGGTGGCTGAATAATGGCCGAACTAATCGGGGGCGCAACTGCCACCATTACTATAAACAGCGTGGACTTATCAGACCACATAACGTCAGCTTCGTTGGAAATAGCCTACGAAGATGTTGAAACCACAGCTTTCGGGGATGCTGTACGCACCCGGATTGGTGGACTTGGCGACGCAACGTTAAACATGACATTCAACCAAGACTACGCATCCAGCGAAGTGGACGCGACGTTAAACGGTTTAGTAGGAGCAAGCACAGCGTTTGTTCTTAAACCAACCAGCGGCGCGGTGTCAGCTACGAACCCGTCTTATGCGGGTAATTGCATTGTTACCAGTTACACGCCTATATCCGCAGAGGTTGGCACTTTGGCAACCTTAAGCGTTTCATGGCCAGTAACAGGGGCGATAACACGCGCAACCAGCTAATAGCAGAAAAGGGGTCAAAAAATGGCTAATAGAGGAATGCGGTTCGACCTTCGGGTCGTTCACGACGAAGAAGAACGGCAAGTAACAGCCGGGCCAGCCACCATAGTCGCATTTGAACGAAAATGGGGCATGGGTTGGGGTAAAGCAATGCAGGACGTTCACGTTGAATTTCTTGCTTGGGTAGCTCACGACGCTTTACACAAAGCGGCATTATTAGGCAACGGGCCGGCTGTTAAACCGTTCGACGACTGGATTAATGGTCTTACTGACATTGAAATAGTCAACGAGGACGATTCAGCCCCTTTGGGTGGGACTCAGTAACAGTCAACATAGCGGCTTTAGCTGTGCGAACGGGGATCAGCCCCCGTGAACTGTTATTGAGCGAACCGGAAATTTTGGACGCAATGTGGCGGGTTATCGAAGCTGAAATAGATAACCGCAGGCAGGCTATGGAACAGGCGAAGGCTAGGCGATGACATCAGCTAAGAAATCTTTGCAACGCGATTCGCGTTTGAAACGTACGCTTTATTCTGATATCGAAATTTTCGGTTTGGAAGAACTACAGCGAGCTATGCGCGGTATGCCTAAACAAGTCCAAAAACAGGTCAAAAACGGCAACAAAGCGATAGCGAATCAGGTTGTTAAAAAGATGCGTTCCCGTGCTAGGGGAGTGTTTCACGCCCAGCAGTACGATCTTATTAGACCGTCAATTAAAGCAGTTCAGGGGCGCGTCCCGAAAATACGAATGGGCGGCAAGCGTGTAACTAGACCAAATATGCACGGACGTAAGACCCGTCCAGCGGGAGAAACCAGCCGGTATCCACCGTATGCAGGGGACATTGTTTACGGTGTCGAATTTGGTGGACGTAAAATCAAAAAAGGCGCATGGACTTACGCGAAAACAAAATCGGGAAAAGGGCGCAAATACTATGGTTCAACTAGACAATTCCCGCCTTGGAAAAAAGGCGGTTACGTCCTGTTCCCAACTATAAAACGCGAACACGAATTTATTAAAAAAACGTACACAAAAAACATTGAAAAAGCATTAAGCAAAAGGTTTTAGATGGCATCACCAACAAGAACGCTGACAGTAAACATAGTCGGTAGAACAGATTCAGTAGACAAAGCATTTAAGCGCGTTTCTAAAGGTTCTTCGCTGATGTCCGACAGGCTCGCGAAGGGTCTGAAAATAGGCGGTTTAGCTTTCGCGGCTTTAGGTGGCGCGGCTATAGCCGCCGCCCGGACACTAGGCCCGATGATTCAAAAAGCCGCCGATATTGAAGAATCCCTGTCTAAAAACAAGGTTTTGTTCGGTGAAGCGTCCGTAGCTGTCGAAAAATGGTCTGAAAGAACCACGAAATCTCTTGGCATTTCACGCCGTGAAGCTTTGGAAGCTGTCGGGAACTTTGGTGCTTTAACACACGCTATGGGCATGTCGGGCGAAGAAGGCTCGAAAATGTCCATGCAGTTGGTGGATCTTGCCGCTGACATGGCATCATTCAACAATGCTTCCCCGGAGGAGACTTTAACGGCGATAGCGGCAGGGTTAAGAGGCGAAAACGAGCCTTTACGCCGGTTTGGTGTTCTGCTAGACGCGGCGACGTTGAAAACGAAAGCGTTAGAAAAAGGGCTTATCAGTAGCACTAAGGACGCTTTAACACCGCAAACGAAGGCTTTAGCGGCTTATTCGGAGATTTTAGGGCAGACAGAAGTTCAACAGGGCGATTTTCAGCGCACCAGCGACGGTTTAGCGAACCAGCAGAAACTTTTAGCGGCTACTTGGGACGATTTACAGGCAAGTATCGGCGAGAAACTGCGCCCCGCTTTAACTGCTTTTGTTGGTTTCTTAAACGACGAGGTTATGCCAGCTATAGCCCGTTTTGCTGACGATCCTTCAGTTAGAAACGCCGGTTTCGGAATAGGTGAAGTTCTTTTCGGAGCTATCGGCGAAGGAATGACCACCGAACAGAAAGAACAACAAGGCGATTGGTGGGATAATTTCATTGGCCCGACACCGGGAGCGACTTTACTTAAAATTGGTGCAGATTTCTTCGGCGGCTGGAAAGACGGTTGGGATGCCGCCGCTGTGCAAGCTGACATTCTCGCGGAAGTAAAACGAATAATGGACGAAATGGCTGTTATCTATGGGCAAGATTTCGCAGATAATTGGTTTAATGCTTTCAATCAACGTATGAACGGTTTCGATTTTGAAATACCCGACTTGGAAGATAAAACATTTGAGGAATTAAACCCGCAAGGCGCGGCAGACAAAATCAGGGACGACGCGGCTTTCTTTGAGGCTATGGGATTCTCACCGCCGACAACAGGGTTAACATCTTTAGACCCTTTAGAAACCCCTACTGGTATGCCAAACATTCCCGGTTTAGACCCAAGCACCAACATGCCGTTAATTACACCCGCTGAAATGGCGGCGCTCAACGCTTTTTTAACCGGTTCAGGTGCTATATCGCAAGAACAAGCGCAAGGGCCGGGAGCGCGTGGCAAATCGCCTATTATCGGCGACCCTAGGGCGGCGGCTTTCCAAGCCGCGGTAGGAGCAGGAGCGGCGCACGTGACAGTTAACATCAACGCCCCAGCGGTTACGCCCGACGAAGTTCAAACCGCTATAGTTAAGGGCTTCACAGACAATTCAGTCGGATTAAGCGACCTTTATTTCATCTAATGGCTACCGACACTTGGAACGTACAAATCTACTTAAACAGCGGTTGGCGTGACGTTACAGCTAACGTACGCGGAATCAACGTGCAGACAGGCAGGCAACGTGTCACAGATTCTTTCAGGGCTGGGCAATGCAGGGTTTCTTTAGATAACACAGGCAACGTT